GTAATTGTAGATAATCTTCTACCCACTTCCATCAGCAAACGAGTAATAATTTTATCCGATTTGAATTTGTGAAGTTTAGCGTAGTATTTTTCTATAAATTTATAGACATCCCCCGCGTGATTTTCACTAAGTTCCCAATGACGCGGTACTTTGTAATAGAAAGGATTTTCGTGTAATAATGCGGAAGGATAAGTTTTTCCAATAGAAAAGGATGCGTTTTGTATGAATTGAATGATAGTATGTAATCCTTGTGGTGACTTGTTGTCATCAATAGACCATTTTTCGATATTTAATAGGAATGATTCAAATTTATTCATTTCACTGACTCCAAGATTACCATGTTTATCAATAAAATTAATGATTTCTTTGAATAACCGGTCATTTGTAGTAGTCAAGTATCGATTCAATGTTTTTAATTCATCACATCTCTCGTTTCTCATAACCTTAGGATTATATTTATTGAGAACCTTCAACATATGTTTACGTAAAGGCGCTTCAATAACAGTCGAATTTGTCATTTCAAGATGAGCGATAACATCCTTTAATATATTTACTTGATTATGTTCTGTTTGATTATCAATGAAAATAAGATTGTTCTGGTATACAATTTTCATCAATTTATGTAAATCACTTTCGCTGTATTTGTTCCCATTTCGTTTGAGGAATTCGATTTTATCTGCGATTCCCCATGAAGAGTTGTATTCAGCAGGGCGTTCGGAGCATATGGATTTATATATATCTGGTACTGGTAAGTTCCTATCAAAATTACAATAATGAATAACTGTGGAATAAATTAATTCTTCCATATCTCCACTGGAAACAACCGGGTATTTAATTCCAGTAAATGGTTCATGATATAATGAAGGAGCTTTGGTTAAGGTATTTAAATCATTAATAATTGCGGATAATTGATTAACAGTTTTGATACCAATGTTAATGTTCTCGTCTTCTTGAGTAAAATATGCGATAGGATTGGTTAAATTCGATTCATTGCAACATGCGTTTTCTAAGAAAGGTAATTGAGAAGAAGTCTTAAGAAGTTGGTCTTTATTGCGTACAATATGGTTAATGTATTCAATAATTCCATATCCAAATTGTGTGATTCTACTTTTTAAAACTGAAATAGATTTATATTGGTCGGATTTACCATATCGCAACAACTCAACAAAGTCTTTTTTGAATTCATTACTAACATTTCTAAGAGAGTTGACAATAGAAAATTTGACAACAGGTGGCATAAAATGTTTCCATTTCTCAATATTATGCTCTTCTGGAATGACAATATCCGGATTCAACATAACATATTCACGTTTCTTGACATACAAGTCAGTAATATCATTACGTTTTAAAACATGTAATTCAATCATGCTGGTAATACGTTTGGTTAATGCGTCTTGTTTGTGTTGTTTAATTGCCGTCCAAGGTGATATTTGACTTTTGATTTTGTATAAAACACATGCTATATATTTAATGCCAGTTATATCCTCAATCCCGCTCATAGGAAATCCACCAAATGAGCGTACACACCCAGGGAAAGTTTTCTTAGGTTTAAATGAAGGTACTGCGGTTTGTATAGCAACAAGTAAAACGGAAGAAATAATAACGATAACTGTTTCATCGTAATACTTTTGATAGGGTCCCAATGATTTACCCTTCTCCTTTTCTAATTTCTTAGATTTCCTATTATATGTTTCTTCTTTCATGATACTTTTATCGATGATTTCATTGGATGTTCTCATAACAAATTCTTCAATAGAATCAACATTGATGTCAATATTAGATGAAATTGTAGAAAATACGTTGTAAATGGTTTCTGAAAGCTTATTTTCAAATACACGAGTTTTCTTTTTGCCAATGGATTCTAATACTACATTTCCCAAATCCTTTTCCATGATGTCATTGGATGTAATACGGAAGCCACTTTCATCAAATCCTTCTTCGCTACTGAAATCCATTTTGCGGAGGACGAATCCACTATATTTATCAACAATAGAATCCCCATCATCACTTAACATACCATTAGAATGACATAACTCTTCTAATTTTTGATTATAGTTACCTCCATCAATAAACACAGTGGCTAACTCTGATAAAGAAATAGGGAATAATTTAGTATTTGTATCTTTACAGTATAACCACGCGTGATGTTCGTTTAATTCAGCTACCATAGGAGAACGACAATAGTTACGAACAAAAATAATAATGTCTTGTTGTTTTTTGGTGAAGTTATCTTGACCGAATATGCGGTCACGTAGTAATAAATGTGGTGATTGAATAGCGTCATTTTCCGTAGCTAATGAACCAAGCATATACGCAAGGTTATTGGCTTTATACAACTGAATGTCTTTTAATATACGTGATTTATTAAGCATTTTCAGATGATAGGCGATATTATCCTCTAATTTAGCTTCCAATTCTTCAACTGAAATTTCATATCTTTTGTCAAATTCACTGAGTAATTTTTTGCGCGTATTTTCTTGGAATCTATTTTTAGCTTGGTCGGTAGTTTCACATACGCTATTTTTACTGTTCTTATAACAATCGCGACTAATATTACAGAATAATGTATTTGTGTCAAGGAAGGCTTCTTCGTCAATGGAAGTATCACTAACCCAGTTATCTTTGACGCGTTTATAATAAGTGGTCTTTTTGCGTACGTCTTGTTCTATTTCGACTGATTCCTTTTCTTTATCAGATAACGATTCAATACTTCTACCGTCATCAAGAGTAGGTTTGATTTCTAACATAGCATATTCCCCATCAGATACCAGTTTTTTCCCACTAATAATAGTAGTAGCAAGGTCTTTTGCGATGTCTTCAGGTGCGTCATGTTTGTGTATAAGGTTCTCAACTAAGAATTCGTGGAATAATTCAGGAACCATTTTCTTTTGGTCGTCTTCGTATTTCTTTAATATACTATAAGGAGTATCATCAAGTTCAGTATCATAATACACTTCATCATTATTATTATCAGTTTGTAAGTCTTTCATAGAAGTATATTTTTTAGTTAAGAATCGCTTAGTACAGTCTTGTGCTTTGACTCTTTCATTATCCGTCATTTCGTCTATATTGGGTTTATTGATAACATCACTAAGATTTTCGGGTGTAATGAGCGATATTAAAATAGACACCATTAGATTGGTATACAACTTACTATTATCATATTCATTAAGACGTATTAATAACTCTTGTGGATTAAGTTTTGTGAGCTGTTTATCTTTGTTAAGTAAATGATAACTTTGATAAAATGGTTCTGTCATATCTCCTTTAGTGGAAATCAAATTTAAAAGGTTATTATCATTTGAGGGTGAGACGTCGTATCTTGCGTTGCGAATATAATTAAAATTCTTGTTTTTCTCAATCATATTTTGCTTGAGTTGTTTGATTTGTTCTCTAATAAAATATTTAATCTGACTATATTGTTTGACATGTATATCATCTGAATATACTGCGAAAGGTTCTAACTGCTCTACAAATCCTAAGAATGAAATTTTATTTTTCACGTATTTTCTTACGGTTTCAATTAAGAAATGATTTTTAGGTACGATTACATCTAAGAATTGTTTGAATTTATTACTATTGAATGTATCTTGTGAAACATCATTCCCAAGAATGAATTCTTGTATGCCCGAGAACAACTCTTTTTGTGTTGTTTCCTTCATATTCTCATAATCAAGTTCTTTAGATAGGTCATTAATAACATGAGGTATAATCTCTGGGTTTTTTCTTAACAATCTAAAATTTGAGGTAAAGTTCTCATGTAATGTAGATTTTTGTAATATAGTTGTATTCGGTAAGTACATTTTCGATGATTGTATGGATGATTCGGGCATCGTAATAATTGATTTGACCGTCATATTATCATTTTGAGTCATAGGACTTCGTAAATAAATAGATTTACCGGCTTTTAAGTCAACCTTTTTAACAGTGGAAAGTCCGAGATTGTACCTTTGAATAACAAACTGTTTTGTAACTAATGGTAATTTTTCGTCTCCAAACACAGTGGAATTAAATTCACCAAAGTTACTAACAATAGCATCAATATTACCAAGAACGTCTTTATTATGAAGATAATTGTCATAATTATCTGGTTTTGTAAAAGGAGATAATAAAGAAGTTGTACGAAGGTTTAATTCCATATATGTAAGTGATTGGTCGGTATTTTTTTGACGAAAGTAACTGTCTTGTAAATGTTCTAATCGTAGTAAATCATGGTCGCCATTATTAATAATAACATCATCCGTTTCAGTGACATCATTTGTAGTACAAATAAATTTCTTATTCGCAACAACTGGTATTAACCACTTTAATTGTGCATCAATATTAAATACTTTTTCAACCATAGGTTTATAATGAGACCCTTTTGAGTCAACATCGTATATATTTTGATTACTATCAAACTTAGAAAACGTAGCTCTTAATTCTTTAAAACGTTCAATCAGTAAATGGATATTATTCATAACTCGCATAGAACGTTGGTTATTTGGAATAGTAGATAATAGCTCATCTATCATATCATTCACTTGTTCCTCAATACTATATCGTCGTTCAGATTCCGGTATTTCAACCGTTTGTTCTAATGCGTCTAAACTTTCGCCAAATATGATAGAATTAGCATCAATGTATAGGTTATGCAATGTTTCACGAACATTCTCATCAAAATTACCGTCTTCTGGAACTTGAATAATAGATTCTCCTGTGTCTGTAAACTCCATAGTAGCAGTATCTTCTTGTTGGAAATTCTCAGGCTCAAAATCCTCACCTTCCTCTAATTCTTGTCTTACTACAGCAAGGGAAGGAACATTTTTCAACGAGTCTGGTTTGGTACGTATTACAATCCGTTCAATAGGGATATTTTCCGGAAGACCTTTGTATCCAAAGTTAATGTATATTGTTTTAATATCAGGAAACGTAGTAATTTCTATCATATCCTCTTCTAAATTGGTTATTTCACCAGTAATAATGGCTGGAATTTCTCCACCAAAGTGAATATCAACCCAAGTTTTGGGTAACAAGTTATTTTGTCTGGAATATCCTTTTTCGTCACTACGATTAAGTAAATGAATTTCAGTAATAGATTCATCACTTAAAAGTCCATCTTCAGTAATATTTAAAATATGTGTTTTTCCAGTAGAAGTACTTATAATAGAAATCTTATTATCATCAATATATGTTATTAACCCAGTCATTTCATGAATATCACTATTTGTAGGAGCCACTATTTCTACTATATCTCCTAATTCTAATTGAATAGAACGTTCACTGTTAGTCGTATTTCTATTAAGCGGTGTTTCTTCTATCATAGTATCAGTGTCATTCGTTGTTTCCATTATAATATAATACTAAAATATATAATATGTATCTAAATTATATTACGTACAAAAGTTATTTTGTAAACAAAATAGATAAAAAGTATTCCATATCTAATTTAATTAGTTATGGAACTTTCCCCCACATCATTCGGCGTTCATATAGACTTGGATTTTATGTTAAATAAGAATATCCCCAACCGATTAGTACAATATGATAATAGGTATTATTACGTATTCAAATACGATGAAGAAGTGCTATGTTATAATGATATGGAAACCCGGAAATATAGAATGGTAATTCTTTCATATCCTGAAAACAAACTAATAAGTTATTCGCCCCCTAAGTTAATGGGATATAACACATTTACTGAACTTTATCCAACAATATCATCTAATATTCAAATAAGTGAATATATACAAGGTCATATGATTAATTTAATGTATGACGATAGATGTGATATTTGGAGATTAATATCTGCTACAAATGAAAATAAGACAAATATAATAAGTAAATTCAAAACCGCGCTACATATAAATGATTCTAATACTACTCCCATATTAGAATATTTGTCAAAAACCCAAGCATACACGTTTATCTTAAAGAACAATCACATAAATAGTAATTCGGATATAGATAAATTTTACCTAATATCTGTATACGAATTAAAGAATAATATTGTAAAATACGTACCGAATACGGTTTATGAAAATGATAGTTTTTTTAAGAATATAGAAGGAATAATTTATTTCCCTCGTAAATATGATATACATTGTTATAATGATTTATTTGATATGGTGGATGATATTGATGGTTATTTACTAACAGATTTAAATACAGGTAATAGCTCAAAAATATTGAATCCAGATACAACGTTACGGGATACAATGAGTACTATAAATCCGTATTACGCATATGAATATCTATGTATTCGTCGCATTGATAAATTACATGAATACAATAAAATCTATCGTAAAACCCGTAATAATCGTTATATAATCCATAATGAATATGAAAGAATGATAACTATTATACATAATTTTTATATGCATAAATTTGTTTTCAAAACAAACACATCAACGCCAGATAAATATATTCGATATGTTGATTTTCTACACAATAATGTTTACATTCCTTCTTTGAAGAAGAAAAATAAAGAAAAGATTACACGTAATAAAGTAAAGGATTATTTAAATCTATTGAATCCCACAGAATTATTAAGCTTGTTGTATCAGTAACTTACATGGTTGAATATACAAGAGAAAGCTTACTCAAGCCCTGAATATACTTCATACAGTGCCCCTTGTTTGCGTCATCCATGTTTCGAACCGGTTCCCTAAGTTTGTCAATCATTGCCATAATTTCACCTGCGTTAGACACGGATTGAAGGTCCTGTGAATAATCCTTGTCAAAAAAGAATGAAATATCACCAGCATCAATTACAGATTGGTAAGGAGTATATACCTTTTGAAACCAAGCCTTAATAACAAGGGAAGTGTTCATAGATTTTATAGTTTCAAATGAAGATTTTGCTTTTATAATATCGTTGTTTTCAGGATAAACTTTAATAATATCATCTAAAAAAGCGAGAAGGTGCTTATTAAAGCCAGCACTAATATCCTTCTTTTCAGGCATAGTTGTATATATAAAATAATATAATATTTTTATATTGTTTTGTTAGTTAGTAATTTGTTGTCCGAATGGTTGTTTATTTGGCATAATTTGATTAATATCATCCATACGTTTTTGTTGTAGTGAATCAATTGTAACACCATTCGAAACCTTATCTGGTTTATATGTATCATCCGGGGTTGGTATTAAATTAATATTATTACTCGCTGAAACATAATTATACATTTGTCTATTTCCACCTGTACCTTTCGCGCTCAACTCATCGGGAGACATATCGTATAACGTGTATTGTTCGGACATAACATTTGTCCCACCAGATGACGCTCCCAATCGGAATGATACTGGTTCCCCATTGAAATTCGTTGCTATATTTGTTTGTTGCTTAATGTCTTTATGAAAGAACTTAATAATATCATCACCGTGTATGATGCGATAATTATCCTTAATTAATAATAAAGATGGGACACTATGTATATTTGGTGGCAAAACCACTTTCCCACCATTTTCAAGCGTAATATAGGTTTGATTCGTTTTTTTATCCAAATGACGCTTATCAATACATATAAAACTTATTTTGTCGCTCATGTTTCCTTTTACAAGTGTTTGTAATACTTTTTGAGAATGAGTACAATAATTGCTGTAGTATAAAATATCCATGAACTATATATTTTATACTAAATATTTCTTTATACGCTTCCTACGCACATTGAATGTAAAAGGCGGTTCTGGAAGTAGAAAATCGCATAACCGATACCGACAGTTACCATTTGAAAGTAGAAATCCATTCCTTTGCGCTGGGAGATACCTACCATAAGGGAAGTAACCACTAAAAGAGCAAGAAGGAAGAATCCTAACATAGAAAGGAAGTAGAAGTAAAGGCAATAGTCCTTACTAAGAGGACCAAAAATAGATTGAAGGAAGTTATCCATAATTTATATAATATACAAAGAAAATAATTCTGAATATATTACTAAAAATATTACAACAAACCGGTATAAATATATATTTCCATTTTATATAACCTTGTTATGGAGAATTCTACAGTATGGAAGTTAATGGATAAGTATTTTCAAGACAATCCGCAAAGTTTAGTAAGACACCATACGGAATCGTATAACGATTTTTTTAAAAATGGCATTTTTCAGATTTTTAAAGAGAAAAACCCATTGCGTATAAAGACAAAATTCGACGAAAAAACAAACGAATATCGTTCACAATGTATAATGTATTTTGGTGGTAAAGACGGTAATAAAATTTATTTTGGAAAACCAGTTATATATGATGATGATAATTCACATTACATGTTTCCAAATGAAGCACGTTTGCGAAATATGACATATGGCATGACAATCCATTATGACATTGATATTGAATATATTGATATTTTAGATGATGGTGATGAACCAACATTGGTGGGTCCAGATGAATTATTTGGTTCCGGTCAATATACAACTGAAGGTAACTTTAAAAATTTCAAGGAAGAAATCAACGACGATACACCTGAAGTAGATGAAGAAGTCAAAACAGATGATAAAATCGAAGGAGGAGCACCTAAACGTCGGGGTAAACGTACTACTCAAGATATTTCTACAGAAGAGACTGCTTTAATTCGTGAATTAACTGAGAAGTCATTAGTCAGTTCAAATAAACAAGTAAGAACAACTACAATTGAAAAAGTACTATTAGGAAGATTTCCTATCATGGTTCAGTCTGATTATTGTGTTTTGTCCGGATTACCTAATAATGTACGTCATACTATGGGTGAATGTCGTAACGACCACGGTGGCTATTTTATTATACGCGGAAAAGAGAAAACTGTCGTTTCACAAGAAAAGTTTGGCGATAATATGCTGTATATCAAAAAATCAGGTGATGATAAATATTTATATTCCGCCGAAATACGTTCCGTTTCTGAGAATGTATCCAAACCAATTAGAACATTATCTGTAAAAATGATGGCTCCTACTCCATCATTTACTTTTAAAAACATAGTCGTAAATATCCCAAATGTAAGGAAAGCAGTACCATTATTTATAGTGTTTCGTGCTCTTGGGGTAATTTCAGATAAACAGATAATAACATCGTGTCTTTTAGATATTGAGAAATACGAACATTTGGTAGATTTATTCATACCATCCGTACATGATGCCGGAGGTATTCTTACACAGCGTACTGCTTTGAAATATATAGCATCTCTAACTAAAGGTAAGACAATTTCACACGCACAAGAAATATTAGCAGATTATTTCTTACCCCATGTTGGCGAAACAAACTACATAGATAAGGCATATTATTTGGGATATATTACTCATCGTTTATTATCAGTATATACGGGTGTAGATGAGCCTACCGACCGTGACAATTTTAAATATAAGCGTATAGAGTTAGTAGGTTCTTTGATGTATGAGTTATTTCGCGAATACTATACAATGCAACTACGTAAAATTCATTTAGATTTCGAGTCAAAAATCACATTTAACAAAGCCATGTATGAAGATAATCTACAAGCATTAATCGAACAGAACTATAAAAATGTGTTTAGTGATAAGATGGTAGAAGAAGGTTTCCGAGTAGCGTTCAATGGTAATTGGGGAGCCCACTCTCATACAAAACGAATTGGTGTCGTCCAAGACCTAAATCGTCTCTCGTATAATTCAGCTCTCAGTCATTTGCGTAAAACGAATTTACCATTGGATTCAAGTGCTAAGTTAATTGGTCCTCGTGTATTACATAGTACACAATGGGGTATGTTTGACCCAATTGATACTCCTGATGGTGGTAATATTGGTATTCACAAACATATGGCGATAACCGCATATATAACCCAAGGTGTTTCACGTGAGCCCATGATTAAATGGTTACGTGAGAAAGCTGAGATGAAATTGCTGGAAGAATGTACTCCATTAGCATTATCAAAATCAACCAAAGTAATTATAAATGGACTATGGGCGGGTATTGTAACTACTCCAAATGAAATCGTGGAAAAGATACGTTTATACCGACGTAATGGATTGCTTCCAATCTATACGAGTGTTTCTTTTCAAATTTCACAGAATACAGTGTTTATTTATACTGATGCTGGGCGTATATGTAGACCTATATTCTATCGTGATCCTGAAACAAATAAGATGTCATTTGATAGAGATAGTGTAAAGAAACATCTGGATGAAGGGGATTACTCTTGGAATGATTTAGTTTCTGGATTTAATAAAAAATCAATAACGGATTTCAATCCAAACGACTATAAAATGTATGAATTGTCTGAATTGTATGATAATATTAATGGCGAAACCGCACCATCCAGAATAAAACGTTTCTTAGAAGAAAAAGCAATAATAGATTATATTGACACAAACGAAACTGAAAATTCATTAATCGCAGTCAATCAAGAAGAATTAGAATCAAGCACGAAAGATAAGCATACTCATTTGGAAATACACGAGTCGTTAATTTTCGGTACTATGGCAAACATCATTAATTTCCCTGAAAACAATCCAGCATCACGTAATTCTTTTTCATGCGGTCAAAGTAAACAAGCATGTTCTATGTATCATACTAATTATCAGGTACGAATGGATAAAACGGCGGTTGTTTTATCTTCCGGACAAATCCCATTGGTAAAATCCCGATATTTAGATTATATTAACAAAGAAGAGAACCCGTATGGTGAAAATACAATTGTGGCTATTATGTGCTATACTGGATATAATGTAGAAGATGCTATTTTAATAAATGAAGGTGCACTAAAAAGAGGATTATTCCAAACTACCTATTATACTACATACGAAACGCATGAGGAAATTAGTAAAGGGAGTGAAGAAACCACTGAAAAAACATTTACGAATATAGAATCTGAAATAGATATTATCGGAACAAAACCGGGTTATGACTACAGTAAATTAGATAAACATGGTATTGTCAGTGAAAATACTGAATTAAATGATAAAACCGTACTAATTGGTATGACAAGCAGGAGTTCTTCCCAGAATGGTAGCATATCGGATATGTCAAAAATGCCTAAGAAAGGACAATTGGGTACAGTAGATAAGACATTTATTACTGACGGGGATACTGGTACTCGTATTGCTAAGGTTCGTGTCCGTGAAATCCGAATCCCTAATTTGGGCGATAAAATGGCATCCAGAGCCGGACAAAAGGGAACCGTTGGACTGGTAATTCCTGAAAGTGATATGCCTTTTACGCGTGATGGAATCCGTCCTGATATGATTATCAACCCACATGCTATACCATCTCGTATGACAATAGGACATTTGGTAGAATGTATAGTAGGAAAGGCATCTTCTATATATGGCGGGTTTACTGACTGTACTGCCTTTAATAACAAAGGTTCAAAAATAAAGGTATTTGGCGAAATGTTATCAAAAGTAGGCTATCATTCCAGTGGCAATGAGCTATTATATAATGGAATGACGGGAGAACAAATAGAAACCGAAATATTCATGGGTCCTAATTATTATATGCGATTGAAACATATGGTAAAGGATAAGGTAAACTATCGTGCTCGTGGACCGAATACCCAATTAACCCGCCAACCAGTATCTGGACGTGCGAATGATGGTGGTCTTCGTATAGGAGAAATGGAACGTGATGTAGTAATTTCCCATGGTGCCACTGAATTTTTACGCGAATCAATGATGGATAGAGCAGATAAATACCATATTGCGGTTTGTAATACAACTGGTATGATGGCTGTTTATAACCCTTCAAAGAATATTTTTATGAGTCCAATGGCAGATGGTCCATTAAAATTCACAGGTTCATTAGACGGAAAAGAACAACACTTAGAGCAAATAAGTAAATTTGGTCGTAATTTTAGTGTGGTGAATGTTCCTTATTCCTTCAAATTGTTATTACAAGAACTGCAAACAATGAACGTACAAATGCGTTTAATTACAGACGATAATATAGAACAACTTGAAAGTATGACCTATTCTAATAATATCAATCATTTGACATTTAATACGGAGTTTTCTCCTCAAGAGATAGTACGACAAATCCGAAATAATATTAGAAACACGGATGTGACGAAAAGAGAGAATATAATGATTAGTCCTGAATCTCCTTCAACTACCCCAAACGAATCCCCAGTATATCGACCAGATTCACCAGATTATCCACCAGTATATTCACCAGATTATCCACCACCAAGAGATATGTCAGATGGTCCTTCTACAACTGAAAAATCACCTGAATTTGCTCCAGGGTCACCATACCAACCATTACCTGGAGAAATGGAAGATACATTTTCAGATTCATTAAAACGAGAAATATATGGAACACCCACTCCCGGAAAATCACCTGAATTTGCTCCAGGGTCACCATACCAACCATTACCTGGAGAAATGGAAGATACATTTTCAGATTCATTAAAACGAGAAATATATGGAACACCTACTCCGGAAAAGCCAGAATTTAATGAGTTATCAAAACAAGCGCGTGAATATACGGTTGGCGAACAAGTACATTATAGAGGTGATGAAAATCCAAATAGATTATGGAATGTTACAAATATTGGTGACCGTTTTTTGAAAATAGAAACAAATACACCTGGTTTAAAGGACTTGGATACAGTAAAATTAGTGACAGCTTTAGATATATATAAACCGAATGGTTATGAATCTTCTATGACTCCTACTACACCACGCCAGACGCCTTCCGCTGACAGTTCAATGGAAGGGGGAGGTATAAAACATGATAATATAGGTATTCATCAACCTCCTCCAATTAGTATAAAAATCATAAATAATGGAAACGATTTTTCATCTGATAATGATACACAACCTAACAATGTAATACAAAACAGCGACCCAAATAGTATGGATAACGATGCAGTATCATTTAATCCTCCTATAGAACGTGAAGTTAGTAAGCCTGACATAGAACCAACTAATACAAGTAAATCCGGTAAATCCGGTAAATTGGATTTTGATAATTTGGTCGTTAGAAAATTATAATTCGGATAAAAATTGAATATGATAATTATTATATAAAAGTATCAACCTTATTTATATAATAGAATGTCAAGCACAAACACATCAACAACCAATAGCAGGATTTTAAAGTTATTTAAATCCAGAAATACACTTATAGAACAATTAGAAGAATTACAATATGACGTATCAGAACACATGGATTTTAGTATTAATGAAATTGATGCGATGAATAATAATACCCAATTAGATTTTACTCTTAAACACAATAAGAATGAGCGCAAGATACACGTAAAATATTATTTAACGTCAAAACAAATTAATCGTGCGAATTTAGATAACATTATAGAAGACGTATATCATATTGATAACATACTTACAAAGAATGACACATTGGTCCTTATTATAGAAGATGAACCGAACGAAACAACCATAAATAAGATTAAATATTTATATAATCGTGACGGTATATTTGTGGTGATTCATAATATTAATAGACTTCAATATAATCTTTTAAACCACACATTAGTACCAAAATGTACCATTTTAGGCAATTCTGAAATAGACGAATTGAAAAAAAAATACAATATCATGGATACAAAACAATTACCTGAAATATCTCGTTTTGACCCACAAGCATTAGCAAAGTGTATGCGTCCGGGACAAATTTGTAAATTTGAACGAGAAAGTTCAACCGCGTTATTTTACGATTATTATCGTATTTGTGTCTAAAAAAATAAATTTATAATATAAAAGAACATGGCTACATTAAACGTGAATATTGGTTATGACATGAAGGATTTTTTTTATATGAATGCGATAAAATCAAAAGATATGCCATCAGATGACCGTTGTGAAGACATATTAAATAGAGCATATCAACCTGCTGATTGCCAAGGCGAAGAATTTGGTAACAATCGACAGGAGTGTTTAGATAGAGAATTATGTAAAAACAAGAAATTAGCGGATACTATACTTGATATACAACAAATTCACAGTGGTTCTGAAGGGAAATATAAAGATTCTCAAAGTATATTTAATCGTGAACTATTTAAAACCGCAAATTTGACTATAGGTATTGTTGGATTAATGGTTCTAATGTACCGGTTTAGAAAAGTATAAAATATATTACTATTGTAAAGAACATTCTAATAGTAATATGGACGATGAAGATGATAACAAGAAATGGTTTACAAACGTTCAAAAATCAGATACAGGAATTAGTGTAGATATAATTCCATCTGATAAAATATCATTACGAGCATCCAGTAGTCATACTAATCACAATGTACGAAATCTAACTGATGGTGAATCTTCTACAAAATGGACCAGTAATTACTCAACAGAAACATATAAAGATGACCTTTATACGAATAGACAGATTACGAAGGGTGATTATTCAAGAGGAATAATTGTAAAAGATGGTAAAAATAGAGAATTATTAAATGATAATCAGAAAAAGAAAGACGCATTACGCAATAAGATAAACTCATATTCAAACGCTATAACGAAATATAGATCATATTATGATAGGCAAAAAAAAACTATGAAGAGATTGGAACCAAGTAATTATTTATACCGAGACAGTGTGTTTATTGGAAAATCAACACGGATTATAAAAGATGTTCCGGTAGATAGAGATGTCATTCGACCAATCAGTTCAACACATGTAAGTCCTTGGTCTGGTGAATGGGTTAATGTAAGTATTGTAAGTTATGGAGGAAAAAAATACATTCGGGCTAAACGTATAAAATATCATCGGGCGCAAGATGGTTGGGCTGCTGAACTCAGTGTACCGGTATATAAAATACATTGGTATTCATACTACTATTGGTTGAATAAAGAGCGGTCGTCAGTAGAACGCTATAATCGAATTATGGACCAAAACGCTGATTCGTACAAATCTAACTACAACTCACTAATAAATAACGCACGACAAGAACTTAATGAACTTTCGAATGTAAATATTAATGAACTACCAGTAAGCATAATTAATGATGGAAAATATATAGGTATAACGAATGATGGAAAATATATAGGTACCAAACAAACCATATTAGCTAATAATTCTACTATAAACGGTGAATGGATAGAAGTAGAAATACCAGAAACAGTAGTGGTAAAAAAATATGAAATTTTACCAGGTAAACGAGATGGGACGAATGAACTAACCCCATTTCCAAAGGATTTTTATATATTAGGTGCGAATGATACTAATAAATGGGAAATATTAGATAGCCATTTTGACTATAAACCAGTATATGATACCGATAATTCGCCCATTTCATTCAATATAAATAACAAAAAAAAGTATAAATATTTACGTCTTGTAATATCATCGTTAAATCCTGCATATACAGGTTTTCAAGGGTTAGGTTCCGCATCATTGTCAATTTTTAACGTATCTGGTAATCGTTGTTATACATTAAATAAATCCTGTGAAACTTTCCAATCATATAGTAATAAGAACAATACTATGTCAAGAATAGAAGGTCTAACAATGATGGATACAAGCATGGAAGTTTTAGCGGATTTAAAAGAATTTAATAAAAAATACCAGAAATATGTAAAATGCAATGATATAACTCTACCTGAGTCAATCAAATCAGACTGTACGGAGGCAGATAAAAATATTCAAACCGTGAATGATGTATATGATAAACTAATGACTACTGATGGTAGTATACAGAATCTAAAATCAGCTCCTTTAAATAGATTTATAAATAGTGCGGATTATGAGACTAAACATACAGAAATACTGCAAACTCATAGTGAGATAATACCATTAAGAAAAGAATTGGATTCAAAAATGAAACAGTTAATGGATGATGAAGATAATATTAATGCTGATTATAAAGATAAATATGATGCGACTATGTACTCAAGTTTAGTGTTATCAGTTGTATTAACATCGTCTTTGTTTTTTATTTTCAAGAAACTATAATTTTGACATCGTTTTGTAGAGTTACAAAAACTTTTGTATACCTATAATATAAAACGATGTCAAATATAATACAGGCAATACCCATACCAAATAAAACATTAACCACAATGGAGTCGACCATATCTGGTGTAGATGATAATTCAATAAACGGATATACACCTAATGGAAACTACGCAATTAAAACTTCATCCTATTATAACAATAATACTCAAGGATTTAATGCTTTTAATGATAATACAAATACTTATTGGGAAAGTGATAATATAAATAATAATAATAACACTATGTCAAAGAATTACTCAAAATATATTCAGTCGCCTTATTCGGGAATTACACCATCCAGTTATTTAGGTGGTGGTTCTGAAAATAATACATGGAGCACAAAAATAGGTCCTAATAAAAACAAAACTGAAATACCAGGAGAATGGATTGAAATTAAGATACCTTATAAAATATATTTAACCAGTTTTTCAATTACAACTCCTACATTTAGTGCTACTAATTCGTTTCCTAAGAAATTTACATTAGTTTCTTCAAATGATGGAAGCTCATGGGACTATGTAGACCAATATCTTATAAATAAAAGTGAGATGCCATCTCAAAATGCCCCTACTAAAACATTTTCGGTAACTTCCTATAATAAATTCTCATATTTCCGATTAATAATAACGCAAATGGGTGATGAAATGCCAAGATTGCGTATCAATACAATAAAGTTAAATGGAACACCACAATTGAATAGTGTTCCCGAAACGTTTTCTACATTAAACCGTTCAATAGATGGATTTACGAATCAATATAATAAACAGAATAGCTATGGTTTAGAAGGAGCCGACTTATATAGACCTACTTATTCTAACTATACTGATAATTTAGACACAGAAAACCAAAAGACAGAAGAACAAAAAACAAAAGATACCAACCATACGTTTTTCAATAATATAACAGACACAGCATCTGATGTATTGATATATACGGGTATACTTACTGGTGCTGTCGTTACCGGATTACTTCTTGCCAATATGTCAAAACGGTAATTTCAGAAAAAATTTATCCATTCATAGTATAATAACATCTATACTATGAATAAGTTTAATGAAAACGGACAAAAATTACGTGATAGTATAAATACTGCTATTAATAATTTTAAGATAACTTATATGCCTATTGAGAATAAAAATATAACAAAATTAGAAGGAGGTTGTTACATAAAAGATGAAACTACCGGAGCCCCCAAAATTAATATGTCAAAATTTGATAATTATATGCACACTGAAGAAAGTTGTAAATTGAACGCAGCAATAAAACAACATAATTCTTTAAAACAACAACAACTGAATAACAACCAAAATAAAAATTCGGTTTATTATTCTTTAGTAGAAAATGACACAATATCACCATCAAAAGGTTATTACAATTGCTATGTTAGTAATGTGATTTCTGAAACTATAGAAGAAACCAGCGACGATTTAAAAGAAGTGACAATATGGAAGGCGTTTGGTGATAATGAAAAACATTTACTAAAACCAGGTAATTACGCATATTATCGTAATGGAGCTTTGTTTGTATGTGATAGTGGAGGAAATGTATTAAAACAATTAGGAAATACTATTGACGAAAACGCATATTCCGAACCAAATTCATATTATATTTTAAAAGATAATGAAAAAAGATGCTATAGTAATAGATATGGTGATATTCAGTAAAAATTAAATATATAATATATATAAGTTAAATTAAATATATTATGGAGGATGAAACTGTAATTGAACCTTTTTGGGGTGGTTGGGGTTGGTACCGAAACCTTATAGCGGAAATACATTGTAAAAACGCTGGTTTTCAAAATTGTGCGCACAAACGTAAATATGAGTCCGATCTAGCAGCAGAAGAAGTAAATTGTAGAAGATATGGTTATTCAAGTTGTGCACATAAACGTCAAGCTGAGGCTGCGGCAGCAGCAATAGAAAACGAATGTAGAAGATATGGTTATTCAAGTTGTGCACATAAACGTCAAGCTGAGGCTGCGGCAGCGTCCAGAAGAGCAACCGCTGAAAGAGAACGAATAAGAAAAATAAGAGAACAGGAAGCAGTAGAAGCGGAAAGAGAACGAATAAGAAAAATAAGAGAAAAAGAAGAGCAAGAAAGAAAAAGATTATTAGAAGAACGTAGAATACAAGCATTACGTAATGAAAAACATAATAAACATTGGAATACAATAGGCAAAAATCAAAAACGCGTATTTGAATGTGATGATGTAAATGGAAATAAATTAGGTGGTAGAAATCTATATTTAGATGATGGTGGAATAATATATGCTAATGAAAAAACTATCGCATTGTCTGCATCCCAGCTGAAAGAAAATGTAAATACTCGCAAATTAAGTGACGGGCGTTCTAACCCAAACTGGAAAAAACATAAACTACCTTCTGGTAATCCACGAAACTTTTTATACCCTTATGACCCACATACAAACACCGGTGATAAAATAGAACATAATGGTATTAGTTTGGTATCAAATAATCATATTTTCAAGTTAGAAATGACGAAAGAAGGAAATTTGGTATTAAAAACGACAATTACAGGATGTACTGATAATTACACAAAAAGAGAAAACACAGGTGATTATAAAGCATTTAAGACGGACACAGGGTCACTAACGAATGAATATATTTTTATTGATAATGCTGACAAAAAATTACAAAAAATTAGTAATGAAATGCTGACAAACGATAAAACATATAAATACATAGGTGAATTTCAACCGGAAAATGATAATAATATGGTATTAGTAAAAGACAAAGAAGAATGTTTCAAAAAAGGTAATGCGGATGACACTTGCGAACATATATATTATGTTGAATCTAAGACCGGTGATAATTATTGCGGTATACGCACTGGTATGCCTGATAAATACATTCCAATTCAACCATATGGAAATATTAAAAAATCATCATTATATATAAAAAATAAGAAAATGAAAGAGCTTGAAATAGGAAAAAATATTCCCCAATCCGAATTATATATTTTAGATAAATACAACAAAACATTACCCAAAAAAGAAGTACAACAATTGTCTAACTACACTGCTTATTCTGATTATGAAGTAAATAATAAACCCATAACCGAATATCAACAATTATTAGGTACAGGTGTAGCAGAATTAAAGGTTAATCAACGTAAAATGTTCGAAGGGTTTAAGCAATCCGACGAACGAAGTGAGGACATGCCAGTAAAGAAATTTATCAACGAACATCAAATAAAACCTTTAGAAGAGAAAGAAACACAATTAATATCAAATCTTGATAAAATTAACAAAACCCATAACAATTTAGGTAATGAAATCAGTTCTATTAAGAATAATGATGAAACTGGATTAAGAGATAAATTAATGAGTGAAAATAAATACAATAGTTATTTATCAACCTTATTAGACCCAGAAAAAGACGTTTCTGACGTTAGATTAGATGATACAAAGGAGTTAATCGAATATAACAATTCTATCTTTAATTTAGGAGTAGTGACCGCATCAACATTACTGGTAGCAAGTATAGTGATAGCCCGAGAATAAATACGAAATTATATATATTATATTTTGATAATATATATTTTAAAATGAGTAATATTACAGATTTAAATGGATTGGTTACATTGCAAAAAGAATATTTAAAGGTTCTTGAAAACAAACCAAATGACCCAGAACTTACAACTAAGATCGCACAATTACAAACTGAATTAGAGTCAGCATATGCATCACTTGAAATCTCGAATGTATCAAGTAGTAATGTATTAACACACCAAGAAGAAGTAGCTGATATTGTTGATACTGAAAAAGATAGATTACTGATTAAGAAACAATCTATTGATAATGCTTTAGTAGGAAAAAAACGTGCGATTGAATTAAACGATAGTTATCAGAAAAAACAAGCAGAATACAATAAGATAAAATTCGCATGGGTGATAGCATTAGCCATTAGTGTAATTTTAGTAATATCAAAAAAGACCTTTGTATTTTTACCTTCATTCATATTTGACTTATTCACAATACTTGTTTTATTAGGTGCGTCAATTTATACGATAAGTATACTGGTTGAGGTATCCAGACGTGAAAAAATCAATTTTAATAAATTAGATTTACCTGACCCAGCCGCACGTACTGCTACCGAATTACAAGCTGCTGCTAAAGCAGCATCTAAAGAAGAAGGAGGGGATTTGTTAGGAGGCATGAATTTATATGGTTGTGTTGGTTCGTATTGCTGTAGTCCTGGTACTAAGTGGGACAATGATATTACCAAATGTGTACATGATGCTGAATATGATGTAAACGCAATTACGGATACATTTACTACAATAACAAATACACAACATATAAACAAACGAAGAATCAACATCAATAATGTAAAAGAAAACTGTGCGAACGAATATGATAATTATTCAAAAGTATAGTCATTTTTTATCCCATGATATATTAAGTATATTATATCATGGGTGTGGGTCCAAGCCAAGCGGAATACGACAGAAGACGTAATCATATATACGATTTAGATAAAGCAATCTCAAAAAAAAAGGGAGAACAAAATGAGATGACTCCTTTTAAGAAGGAGTTAAAACAACAAATAGATTCAATGCGAACTGAAATATATAATTTAAATAATCAAATTAATCGTGTGAATAATGACATAAATTCAAACACATCGTCAAAAATACGATTAATAAGAAGAAAAGAAGGGTTGGAGAATGATTTAGAAAGTGCGAATTATTTATTAAAATCGGTAGACCAAGCAATCGATGAAATAAAGAAATACGGTAACCTTCAGAAACGAACACAATACTTTTTTGATAATGAATATGACGCACTTTATGAAAAAATTGTGAAACGTCAACTTTTACAAAAAGATGATTATGTAAACCGTAATGAAACCTTAACACGTACAATAGATAAATTTAACCAAAAATATAGTAATGATTACAGAAATACTGATTATCAAGAAAAACATACAGCTAATTTTGTATCATTAAATTCCATATTTTGGTGGATATATTATATTTTATGCTTAGTCATATTGTACCAAATTGTTTATATACAAAATGAAATGGGTTTGATGTCAAAGGTTATATTGGGAATAATTTTAATATTATATCCACTATCATACCGAATATACGATTTAGTTATAACTAAAAAATAATAGTATAATATAACAAGTAAAATAAATAATATGGTATTTCCAAAAATAATTGAGGGATATACATATGGGAATCTCGACGCATCGTCGTATGATCTTCTTAGAAAAATACGTTATGTGGTATTAGATGACCTCAACAAGAAAGTACGAGAGGTAACCGCTCAACGAGACAAATTACAAAGAGATTATGACCGTATGAATAATTACCATAGTTCTGATGTATATAATTTAAAAAATACAAAATCAGAAAGATTAAGAACATTGGCTTCGTTAAAGACCCAAATCGCTAACTTAGAAGGAGAAATAGCTACCTTAGAATATGATGTTAAATCAATCAATGCGACAATAAACCGAAGTAAAAATAACGTGTTGATTCCAGCTGAACGTGAATTTGTGAAATCAAAACAAGTAACTGATGTTAAATTAGATGAGATTTTACCATTAAAAAAGAAAGAGAATTCCGCTGCTAATAATTATTTTAATATGCTTACGTCTCAAAATGAGGAAGTTTCCACCGAAATTTACAAACAAAAAAATAATCTTACTACTGCCGATAGAAAATACTTGATAAATGATTCAAAACATCCCTATTATATAACGTTAAATAAAGGTTTATTTATATTGTATATTGTGATAGCTCTATATGTTATTTATAGGGTTTTGGCTGGAATGATTACTCAAAATATTTATGGTAAATTCATAATAATCCTCTTAATTTCATTATATCCACTTTATATACTTGGATTGGAACAATATATTTATAATCAATATTTATTGATTAAAGCAATGATACGAGCTGAACCTTATGTACCCGCAAAGTAAAAAATATATAATTCTTGTAAAATTATATATTTCCCCAAAATATTCTATTTATTTACTACGCTTACAATCCATTAATATCATCATTATCTAAGCTATTTTTTATAAGTTCATCATCATTACCATTACCATCCTCATTTGATTCATACTTGATTTCAACCCCAAACCATTTTGACACACGATTCTTTCCAAAGCATCTATCCATATACTCATGAAGGTCTTTTGGAGAAGGACCTCTTCCACCATAGTTGGTCTCATACCATCTTACAAATTCATTGTTAAGCTCTGACTTCTGGATACATGCTTGAGAGTGGCTACGTAATACACATTCCTCAACGAACTCAGATAGATAATCTTGGCTCTTTCTGTATTCATTGCTCTTTTGAAGGACAATTTCACAATCACTAACAATACCTTTAGTTTGAGATGCGCGTTTCACTAACATTGATAAGAATACCTCTTTCCACGAATCGAATTTCTCATCAATAGATTTGTCAATGAGAAACTGGAATGGTTTTTCTTTGTCTCCTTCAGTTGGAGTTTCTGTAAAGAGAGATTTGAATGGAACAGCACGAATACGTCTCCAAGTACCATGGTCGTTACTTTTAATACCCATTAAGACATTACATGTAACAACCAATTTGAATTGTGGAAGAAATGAAATAGTCTGTGGCATGTAAGGAGCTCTACCTTGAATAGGGTCCTTTCCACTTGTTAACTGCTTCATAATACCCTCATTAATCACATCTCCTTTAGATGGCTCTTGCATAACGGCAAAACGCTTACCTTTCAGTTGGACGATTTCGGGGGCTAATCCACCAACTTTACCGCGTCTATCAGTTACTAATGTAAGAGGCACATCACCTTTATAATCGCCCAATACAATCTCCATTAAATTCACTAACACAGACTTACCATTCTGACCTCCACCAATATACATGTTAAATGTCTGATTAGTTGATGTACCTAATAGGGTAGATGATAAATGGTCCCACATATAATCACATAGTGGTTTTTCGGGAAACAATTGGTCCATGAAGGTATTAATTTCAGTAATCTTGCTTGCGTTGTTGACTGTATCAAGTGGCTTATAATCAATATTTGTTGACATAGAAATGTTATCTTCTGGGATGCCATTTCTAAAAAGATTGTCTTTAAAATCATATACGCCATTCTTACAGCAAAGTAGGTGTGGGTTCACATCTAACTTTCCTAAGAAATCTCCATCATAGAATAATTCCTTTGCTTCCTTCATTATATGGTCTTTATTACTTGTTTGAGCGAGTATTTGTGAAATATTAATAGCCCTCTGTTGAAGAACCCTATGTAATTCATCTTGTTCGGCAACCGGTTCATCGTTATCTGTACGATTACTATTTTCTTGGTTATTATGCATGTACTGTACTGCTTTATTACGATAACGTTCTCTTAATGGTCCGGATATAGTTTTTCTTAAGGTAGTTCCAGAATCAAGGTCATGCCAACGATGATTTTTATATACCATCCACATGTTGTTCTTAACGCTCGTACATACGTAACTATGTTTACACATTTGGTATAATACCCATGCCAAATCCCAATCCCCACATCCAGACTTTTCGTTGTTCTTCCCTTTACCCCCACTTATCTTAAGACTTTGTTCGACATGATAATCCAACGAGTTATTCATGATACGTGTATATTCTTCGGGCGCATCGGTTTTCGCCCAATGATACAATGACCGCTTAGTAATTCCATCATTTGGGCGTCTATCAAATCCTCTCCATTTCTCACATAATTCAGGAATAGATCCAAAATCAAAAGTGGAAGATTTGGCACTAAACGCAATCCATACAATCAACAAACGATTACTAATATTCTTCAAACACCAACCCACTTTCATCCATTTCAAATACGACCCACTCTCATAATATGATGGTGGCAAAATCATTACATAATCATGTGAATCTTTCAGGTCATAATCAAGTTGAGAACTCAATGATGTCTCGAGAAATACTTTTACCATCATATCGAGCTCATCCTGAGTTTTGATATTAGCTACCTGCATATCTTCGATAACGGGAATATCTTGAAATGTCATAACTGTCTTAGAAGAAGTACCCGCACGTTGAATGTTATTTTTTCGGTCATACTCGTCGCGCTCCTGTAAGAACGACGATTTCAAAAACAATGATGGATGGTTATCATTACGAACTGATAATTCTCTTATATTCTGATTTACATCAAAAGATTGTAATGGTATCTCTTTACGCATAAACTCCCCATCTGTATCATCATAAGTCACCGAGTGAATACGAGTTAATTTATAACGGTCATTATTCGGTTTTCTTGAACCGTATAACTGCCAGTTTACAGTTCCATCTGTAATACCCTTATCAAATACATCTTCAAATGAATTAATTATTGGCAAATCAGCCCACGCATCTGCTACTAATGGAATCACTTTATTTCGTATAATTTTTTGCGTATTACGGTCCGTCTTTAATGCAAATATTAGATGGATTCCGTCCTTCGTACAGTTCTTATCTTTTACACGATTCACTGTAGGCTTCTGTAATACATAAATAGTAAACTCACATGTATCATCAACCTGGAAAATATCTTTAAACACATCGAGATATATATCAATCATATCGTCAATATGTCCATCAGTATATTGACGCTCATCAACGTCATAATCATGACGTAAGTCAATATCAACCAATATAGGACCATTATCCACAAGTTGCTTCTCGGTTAAGTATTCTTTTTTATTTGTACTCAAAATATCACGATTATATAAGTTCAGAAATAAATCATAATCTTCAGGAGGTATAGAATATGAACCGCCATATATATTATCATCTTTGCTTCCTATTCGTGTATTTGTTATTTCTTTATTATTATTGTTCTCGCCCTTCTTCAGTTGATGTTTCATCATAAAGTCCTGAAACCCAGCATATTTAACGCTGATTGGTGGTTTACTTTTTGAAGAAGGACCAGTTGTGATAGATTTCTCCATCTCTTTTGATATACTGTTGATATATTTTTATTCCCTTTGAAATTATATATTTAGCTTTCAATTTTATAAAAATAATGGTAAATATGCGTACCATTTATGGTAATATGTATCATCAAACGGTATATATCCTGGTTTGCTAATATTACTAAATTCTTTGAAAAATTGATTAAATGTATATCGGACAATAATATTTAAATAAATTATACTTAAGTAGTATATAAAATGAAGTTTTGCGAAAAGTGTGATAACATGTACTACATCGGGATTAATAAAACTAATCCGAATGAGTTGACGTATTATTGCCGTAATTGTAAACATATTGATGAAACTATTACTCAAGAAGGTATATGTGTAACAAACACCCAATTAAAAAAAGGAACTCATGAATTCAATCATTTATTCAATGAGTATACTAAAATGGACCCAACACTTCCTCGTTTATATAATATACAATGTCCGAATGATGAATGTAAAACCGAACATGGAGTCATATATCTTCGGTATGATAATGATAATTTGAAATATTTGTATATATGTGCGGATTGTGATACAAAATGGAAAACTGACGAACGTAAATAATTTATGTATTACATAAAATTGAAAATCAAGTTAATAATTAACTATTTAGAAAAATTACATTATCTAATAATATAATAACTAATAACGACTATGGATGTTGATGAGTATGTACTGAGTGAAAACGAAGATAATGTACCCAGTGACATTGAAGACAATGATGATATGTCAGTAGAACCAACTAAACCAGTTAAAGCTATTCCGGTACAAATAGATGACAATGATATTGGGGATGAGGAGGATAATGAAGACGACGATGATGAAAGTATAATCGATTCAGATATAGACGAATATGGAGAAGAAGGTATTTTAGAACGTGATGAAAATAACGAAAATGTGGGTCCGTCCAAATTTACAATGGATACATATGATACGGATGATTCAGAAGAGGATTCAGACGCAGATGATTTACAGAAATTTAACAATACTGATAAAAACGATATTATTACAAAATTTCATCCAGAATTATATAACCATAATTATGATGAAATACAAACAATGGCAAAGGTTGTTCGTAACGCAACTGGTACAATTGTAGACCCACTACATAAAACGTTACCATTTATTACAAAATATGAAACAGCAAGAATTTTGGGAGAACGCGCAAAACAACTTAACGCAGGAGCGCAACCATTTGTAGAAGTTGATGATAATGTGATAGATGGATATTTAATTGCTTTAAAAGAGTTCGAAGAAAAGAAAATACCATTCATTATCAAACGTCCTTTGCCAAATGGTGGTTGTGAGTATTGGAAAGTATCAGATTTGGTGATCCTGGTATAAATTTGTTAGAAAAGAAAAAATATAGTATGATAACTATTTTTTCTTTTTGCGTAAAAGTAATATAGAAAAAGACATATAGTTAATGTAATGTCACAAAATACTAAAAGAACTATCCATTGTTCGTTTTGTGAAGACGAAGGACATACAATAAGTCATTGTCAAGACCCCAGAATTGATATTGTAGTTAGAGATTTTGACGAATCTATCGCATTAGACATGAAATGTAACTTGAAACGAAAATATACCAAGCATATTTTGAATTCTACGTACAACATTGCAGATATTAGAATATTAGGTTATCAGAAAGGATTAACCATGAATAAAACATCAAAAGACGAATTTATGAATGAAATATTAGATGAATATTACGATATAAAAAATTGCAAGTATGATGAAATTTTTGATAGATTCAATGAAACTGAATTATTCGATTTCGCAAAAGATATTTCCAAGAGTTCAAAACAATGGAACTCACGTAAGTTATCTCTACCAAAAGTAAAAGAACTGTTAGGTATTAATACACATGAAACGAAACCTACCAAATATAAAACTATATCGTCATTAGAGACTCATGGTGATTCCAGCGATGACAATGAAGAAATCAATGATTATCATAATTTTCAATATTTTTTACTACCGTTAGCGGATGACAACGCCCTTAATGAAATATCTCCTGAATTAAAAAAAGGATTAGAGTATATGTATTTTTTATCGTTTGGTGCAATTGCTTTAAATTTATATATTGTCTATACAACTTGGTGAGTAGATTATGATTTCCAATTTTTACCACAATCTAAGCAAGTTATGAAAATGGTTGCCGGTTCATCCGCACTTCGTGTTTGCAATTCATAATAAGTACATCTCTTGGATTTACACTTTTTGCATGTAAACATATCAGTAGATGCTTGAATATTGTTTGTATACTTATTTGCGTCACGGATAACTTTTTGTTCTATCAAATTACTCCATTGTAAAGGATTCATTTCTTGGTGAGTCATAGACGCAATATTGATTGGACTAACCTCGCCATTTTTAATTTGATTTAAAAATGATGGATTCTTCAAATTAATATAGATACTTCGCAATCTGTCTAAGTAAATTTGTACGAAACGCGGATTTTCCCATTTTTTTATGATTTTCTTACTGGTTGCTTCCTTTAATGCATAATTAAATATCCCACGTTCTACATTTACACATAATGTATCATCATCGACTATCGCATTTAATTTATTTGAAATGTTATTACGGAATTCAGTAGGATTAGCAATATTACGCATTGTGTAAATAATATAATAGTTATAGTATTTACTGTTTAAATAATTTCAATTTTTCTCATATTATAGGTATTCTTCTTCTTCTAATTCATTCGTATATTCACTATCTTCAGTATCAGATATATTAAAAACAGTAGGAGCCTTACTACGACGCGGAGTTTTGGGTGGAACAGTTCGCCTTTTTGATTTTGGAATGGATATTTCACTATCATAACTTTCGTCGTCATCATCAAAATCGTCATCTACAATAAAGTCATCTTTTACATAACCACTTTTTGTTTTTGGTAAATTTTCATCTTCGTCTTCGCTTTCATCTTCGTCTTCATCTCCAATATCTTCAAATCCACCATATAAATGGTCGTATATACGGTTCCATTCACCAGAAGTCAAATTCGTAGGGGTATTATCTACCTTATTCACCAAAACACAACTGCCAAAAAACAACTCATTGTCTATTGGGGGTGGAAACTCATATTTGTTTTCTTGATTCGCTCTACCGACTAATTTACCATATATATGAATATTATAAATTATACTATTTACTTTTATATTTTTCCACACAGAATGTAGTTTAAAATCGGTTGGTGATTTAAATCCACACTTTTTATAGAGTTCATCTTCATTGAAATTTTTTATCTTTAATTCTTTAACATTTCCTCCTTTTTCAACAATAATAATAGATACCGACGTCATAATATAATATATTAGAAATACATTCTATATGATTTACAACAAAATATTATTTGTTTGTCGTAAAATTGATTAAATTCATTGATTGATATACACATAAAACATCTAATATGGATAAAATTATTAAAGATATTCATTTGAAAGTTGGGTATTACGAATTATTTACGAAAATTAAACATGCAGGTATGGGATGTAGGTATAATGAACTTAAATATTTTATACAAAACAAAGTTACAACAAATCCAAACATAACTCTTAATGATTTTGAAAATGAATTATTTAAAAAAATTGGTGAACTTTATGAGGAAATGACTGATATACCAGACATGATTGGTTGTGGAACAAGAGAAGGTGATTATTAGAAAAAGTAAACATGGATATATTACAATTTCTTAGTTTGTCGTAAAAATATATAAAAATTTTTTATTGTATTTGTGTATACCAATAATATGTTATCAAATCCTTTGATATCATTTTTAATAAAAATCATTCTATTTGTTGCTATTATTTATGTATTACAATGTGGTTTTGAATACTTGAAAACGACGTATACAAAGCCAAAAGTCAAAGATTTAGTAAACACACAAATCCAAAAATATAAGGAAATAGTAGCTGAATTGAAAAATCCAGTTGAAAAGGAATGTGTAGAAGTTAAAGATGAAAATACTGAAATATTCAATGAACGTGTAAATGTAAATGACATGAATAATGAACTCTTATCGTTTATGAATTCCCAAACACAGCAATATGTAACTGAACCATAACTATATTTGCAAATCTATATAAAAATAAATCTACATACATTACAATGTCAGAATTAAACACCGCACAGATAAACAGCTTATCTGATAGATTTCCTGAATTTGAACTTTCATATGAAACTATTTCACATACGAAAGTTTCACCCACATATAATGTAGTGTCTGCTATACCTGTAGGTAAAAAGGTATTCTTATGGTTTACCTATAATAAAGATAAAGATGTGTGTTATATGTTTGAATTAAACCGAGACAAACGTATTACTAAGGGAAGACAACTAAATTTAGAATTTGATATGAGGTTGGCATTGGGTACTGTATTGTACGCGTCGTGTGTTGTTAATGAACTGAATGAATTAAAAGCTATTGTAGTTGATGATATTTTATATTATAAAGGGATATTACTCAATAATACTCCTATGATACAAAAATTATCCATGTTAAATAAGACGTTTAATGCTATTACCAAACAGGACATACATTACCCCATATATAGTTGTGTTTTCTGGGAAGTTTGTATTGATGAGAATGCGATAGAATATCCAAATACAATTTCCAGTGATATTTTTCAAACCATACCCTATAACATTCATCATATTCAATATAGATGTACTCAAGAAAAACGTCCTTTTGTCAATATTTTTATTCATAAAAAGTTAAATGTAGTGAATTTACCGTCAACGAAACGTCAAGTAGTTGACCCCTTATATAATATAGATTTAACGCCATTTAAAATGTCACCCCACAAATCACAATATCGTTATCCTGCTGTATTTCAGGTAATGGCAGATATTCAATTTGATATATATCATATTTTTGCTTATGGACGAAATAATCAACGTGTATATTACAATGTCGCGTATATACCTGATTATAAAACAAGCATATTCATGAATTTATTATTCAGAAAAATACGTGAAAATGACAATTTGGATTATATTGAAGAAAGTGAGGATGAAGATGAATTCCAGAATATAGATGAAGATAAATACGTAGATGTCAATAAAGTTTTATATATGGAATGTAACTTTCATACAAAATTTAAAAAATGGGTACCTAACCGTGTTGTTAGTCGCAGAGAAAAAATTATACATGTAAGTCAACTTTAATTTTTCAGTTTACGTGATATTCGTTCATCATACATTTTTTGTAATCGTTGTCTATGTTCTAATACTTTTTTATGGATTTCATTGTTTTTCTTATCATCAACTTCGCTAACATATTGTTTATTTTCTTTGTTTTTAAAGTATACTTCTCGTTTTTTCAATTCTATTTCTTTGCTTCGTTTTATTTCTTCTTTTTTTTGTTTCCATTCTTCTTTGCGCTCAATGTCCTTGTTTTTATAATACAATTCACGATTTTCCATTTCTGTTTCTTTACTTCGTTTTATTTCTTCTTTCTTTTGTTTCCATTCTTCTTCGTTCTCCGCATCTTTGAATATATCTATCGTTTTATTTAATCGTTCTTTTTTTATTGTTTCTTGTAAATCTTCGTATTCTTTTATCTTTACTAATTTACCAACAGTTAACATTATTATATATTGTTAAGATATAATGTCTGGAACTGGAGTTACCAATTTCTCATTCACGGAAGGTAATGTTTTACCGAATACTGTAACTACTGCTACTTCTGGCGGTGACAACATCAACGTATTTAAGGCAAATTTTGAACCCGCACAAACGGGTGGAAAGAAACATCGTAAATCATGCGGCAAAAAATGTAAATCTATGCGTAAAATAAAAAAGAATAAGAGCAAGAAGAACAAATCAAGAAAGAACACCCGTCGTAATAGACGTAAATAATTTATTCTGTCTTCAAACTATCAAATATAGAAGTATCAATCAAACATTTCGCATTTTTTAATGAATTCAAATGATTATCGTCATCATCGTCTTCGTCATCATCCACTTCAGCCTCATTCTTTAATTCTTTGGGTTCATATACCCATTTCCAGGTTTTATCTGTGTTCCAATCCAAAGTCATACCCTGATATTTATCTCCATCTATTTGACGGATACGATAATTGCATTTTTTATAAAATCGTCTTCGCTGGACCCATTGTTTTTGGAATAAATCGTGACTATCTACAATATCTACCACTATCGGATTATTCCCCTTTACACGTAATATGCGTCCAACAGATTGGGTAATATCCGTTTTAGGGGTAACCATAATTAAGGATGAAAGAGTCTTTATATCAAGTGCCTCGGCTGCCATAGCATACGTTGCTAATACAATCTTTTTAGATTCGGTTGTTTGTAAATCATTTTGTTTCATTCCACCTACATAATACCCAATCGTTGCCAATTCACGCTGACAAATGCCTTCATATAAATACTTTAATAATGAACGGTTATGACATAGTATCATAATTTGTTTTGATTCATCTTCTTTTAATAAATCACTTACTACGTTGATTATGAAGTCACTTCGTGGGTCATAATTGCATAACTTGGATATCATCGTACTATACTTTGGATTTCCGCGAAAATCATATTCAATTTCATTAAACTCAGTGTCTTTGGAAGTATAATTTATTGATCGAACACATACAACATCATCGTCTTTTCTTCCTTCGCTGTAAATCTTATCACCTATATACATATATAGTACTTTTGTTAATTTATCTTTTCTATCTACGGTTGCTGATATACCAAGCATATATGGTGTTACTGTTTTGAATAATGTTTTTGAAAATTGTTCGCTGCCTATACGATGAACCTCATCAATAACAGTTAGACCAAATGAAGTAAACGCGTTCGCACCCAAATCCTTATCATATAACGTTTGAAGCATTCCGATTACTATATCTTTTCCCTCTATATCAAATACCTTACCCTGTATTTTACCTATTTTCGCACTTGGTAAAAAGTCATTTATACGTTCTATCCATTGATTCATCAAGAATTCTTTATGCACGATAATCAGTGTCTTCTTTTTTATGTCCGATATCATTTTCAAAGCACATATGGTATTATGCGTAACTGTATTGTCACCTAATACAAAACGACGATTTCCATCTATTTCAAATCCATAATAATTATCTATTTCTAATTTTTCTAATTTTATACGTGTATTTAATGCATCCTTAACTTGTTTTCTTGAATTAGCTTTTTTTCTCGGACATTTTACTGGTATTTCTTCTAATCCTTTACCATGAATATATGTTCTGTAATAAGTTCCTTCTTTTTTTTCACCCTTATACATACAAGATTTTTTACATTCTGTTTTATAAGCAGCAAACCCTAATGACCTTGCTATAAATATTATATCATCTAACAATTTTTCATTTTTTTGTATAATATCATAAGAATTTTCATGCATAGAACCGTCCGAATCCATTAACCCTGCTAATAATTCTAATTGCGTAGTCCGGTCATTGCATTTATAATCGTATGGAATATGTTTATTTTGTATTAAGTTATATTTACGTAAACCAATCATTAATTCATTCTCTTTTGTAATAGAATTTATACGATAATCATACTGGCTATAATATTGTAAATATAATGTCTTGTGTTTATTTTTAAATGTATTATTATTTAAATAAGATAATACCGATGCTTCTTGTGTACTGATAAGTGTTGTTCTGGAAGCACCATCACCTAACCAATAACCCAATAAATATGGGTCTATTTCAACTTCTTTTTTGGGAAATGTAATAGGAACCCGATAACCGACGAGAACTCCTCCTCTTCCGTGATATGATTTTGGTAATTTCAAATAATCCAATACAGAAATATCACGAATAGTTCCTTTGGGCGTATGTTTATTCACAGTTGAACTGTATTTTAAAGATAATATATGACTTTCATTCACTATATATGGGTCTCCTTTCCCTGGGATTACTTTATACATTTGCTCCTTTCCTCGCGCAAGAGTTAACACATTTCTTGGAGTTGAATCATCTCCCATTATTACATCACCTACTTTTATATCTTGAACCATTTTAATTGTTCCATCATACTGCATAATCGGGGTGTTTACACCGAGACATTTTCCGAATCCGCACGGGAGCTCAAGTATACCACCATTTCCTTTAATATCATTTCCACAGCATATAGGGGTATTTATATGATTCATATACACACTTATCACGTTTTTTTGATAATCACGAACGGTTTGCGTAAATTCAACATCTATATCATCACCTTCTTCTATTTCTGACTTGTCCGGCAGTCCATATCGTTTGATTCCGTAAAACCTTGGTATGTAAAATTTGTTCGTATTTTCACGAAATACGTGAAACGCACCTACATCTGTATTTTGATTCGCACCAAATACAAATGGTTTTACATATAATTCATCACGAAGGATATCTTCATCTTCTTTTGAAATCACCGATTTGGGAATCGTATATCCTTTCTTACCAAGATATGCGGACTTCCTTACAATTTCTTTGTAATCATCCGTTATTTTGAATTCTGTAACTTTAGGCTTAGGTGGTATTTTTTTTCTATAGGGTTGTCTAAAACCACGCATTATTTGAATTGTATATATTAACGTAACTTTAGGATATTTCAATTTTGTAGTTTATTACTTGGAATAAACGGGTGAAAAATATAATACTATTCTATACTATACAAAAATGAAGTTTTTATCTTTTATGGATTCTCTTACTAACGTTGAAACTGCTGTTATTGTCATGCTTATTTCTTATTTAGCACTCCCAATTCAACTCCCCGATATGTTTGCTAATATGGTTGATTCTCCCATGGGAACAATTGGTATTTTCATCCTTTCCGTCTATTTATTCTTTAACGCAAACCCATTAATTGCCGTGTTATTCGTATTTGTCGCATATGAAATGTTCCGTCGTAGTAGCAACGCAACTGGAAAAGCTGCTATGATTAAATATACTCCTACCCAAGCAAGAAAAGATGAGAAAATGAAGAAAATGAACCCTGTCAAGACCACTTCTTTAGAAGAGGAAGTCGTCAATGAAATGGCACCTGTAGGAAAGAGTGATATTAGTGTTTTCACCACATCCACCTATAAACCTGTTGCTGAGAATGTTGGTGGTGCATCCATGTTCTAATTCCGGGTTATGTGTTTTTACATCATATAGAAATTTATATGATGTAACTATATTTTTATGTAATTTATTATGGTGCAACTTTAACTTGTGCGTTAAACTTCTTCTTTAATGCTATTACTATACTTATCACTACAAATATTCCTGCAAAAATACCGGTTAAGTTTCCATATGCCACTAATGGTAATGAACCTAATAAATATAATATACTTAATGTAATTATACCCATTATAATAACGGCAAAATATGCGGATAAACTATCTGAACTAAAAAATAAACCGATTACTACACTAATTGTCGGCCATAAATCATCAAATGGGAATGCTTCTATCGTTTCGGCAATACTTGAACTTTGGTCTGATTCTACAACAGCCCCTTCCACTTTTGTCGTCATAAAAGTCAAATCGGTCTTCTTTAATTGAATTAACCCATATGATAAAATGCTAAAAACGAACAAAAATATACCGACTGATATTAATTGATAGTCATCAGTAGCTCCGCCAGTACTTACTAATGATGATATCGTAATAAACATAATCAGTCCTATTAATATATCGGCAGCACGAATACGTGTAAATCTTAATTTTTCATCGGTTGTAAATGCTATAGCACTACCATCGATTATCAAATTTTTATAAAGTAACGGAACTGTAA